AACGAATAGAAGTGGCGGCGATAATACCTTAAACATTACAATCCAAGGCACAGCGTCCCCAATAATAAAAGATTTAGAAAGTTTTTCTCTAATATATAACGGAACCGATTATGACATTACTTAGAGATATGAATTGTGTTGGCGAAACCTCTACAGGTAACACCACGACCACGCCTTTAAGTAGTGGCGCTACATACACAGGCACAGGCGAGCAAAATGATTTACCTCAAGTCGGGGTGATGCTCAAGACTGATAACGATGGGACTTTGTATTTTGATTTCTCTAACGATGGGACTAATTGGGATAGTACATTCCCAGTTTCAGGATTTAGAGTAGCTAGTGGCGTATCTGAATTTCATACGGCAGTAAAGCTAGGTAGATATTTTAGAGTTAGATTAGTAAACGATACGGGCGCTCAAACTTATTTAAGGCTAACTACTTATTACGGAAATGATTTTGTTCCATCCAGTGCCCCTCTAAATCAAACGCTAGGAAGGGATAGTGATGCTCAATCGAGTAGACCCACGGATTTTACTGATGAAGTTTTAATCGGTAGGCGTGGAGGGGTAACTGCTTTTAATAAATTTGGTTATAGGTTAGACCTTGCCGCAGCAAGCGGTGAACAAACTATATGGGCAACTACAGGGAACTTTGTTCCAATGACTACAGCCTCTACATTTACTATTACATATAACACTGGGACCGATGGCTTAGGCTCAACAGGCGCAACAACTTTATACTTCGCATATATTGACGACGATGGTTTAGATGCGATTGCCCTTCATGTTTTAAGCAACACAGGGAGTGATGTAACAAGCTTTTCTGGTTTGGGCATTAATAGATGTGCTGTCTCTGTGTGTGGTACTAATCAATCAAATGGTAATGATATTACTATCACAGAAACAACAGGAGCCACTACTCAAGCGATTATTCCTAGCGGGCAATCGACTACCCAACAAGCTATCTACTTCACTGATGCTAATAGTGATGGGGTGGCAAAATATCTTTGGTTTAATGTTAACAAGATTTCAGGCGGCGGCTCTCCTAGAGTAACAATCAAGGGTTATGTATTTAATAGAGAGTTTGAAATACGTTATGAAGTATTCAGAGCAACAATTGATACGGGGGTGGAGAATACAATGGAAATCGTGCCGCCAATATCTTTCAAGTTATCACCTACGGATGTTTTATATTTCGTTGGGGATACTGATACTAACAATACTATTATCTCCATGAGATTTAGTTTATTTGAGTATAAAAGGACATAATATGACAAAACTAATTATAAAAAATGATACTACCCCAAGCACCCCAGAGAGTGGAAAAACTGCGCTCTACATTGATTCAACAACTAAAAAACTTGTTTCTAAAGACGATGCAGGTGTTGAAACTTCTTACGACGAGGCAGGTGTTGCAGCGTCAGCCGATGCTTTAAATTCTGCGACAACGATTGTTGATGTCGCTAGTTCAACAGCCCCAACAAGTGGTCAAGTTCTTACGGCGACAAGTGATAGCGCAGCAACATGGCAAACGCCAACAGGTGGGACAGCAACAGATTTAGCAAGTGCAACGACTACAGTTAACGTTGATAGCGCAACAGCCCCGAGTGTTGGGCAAGTTTTAACGGCAACAAGTGATAGCGCAGCAACGTGGCAGGCGGTAAGTGAAAACACAACAGACGTAACCTTTACCCCGAGTGATGCGGCTAATGTTCCATTAACTTTAACTGGTGAAACTTCACAGACAGCAAATTTGCTTACAGTAGAGGACGATTCAAACACTCAATTATTTGCGATAAATAACCTCGGTCAAATGGTGGTCGAGTCGGGAACAAATGTTGCTACAGGTTCCATAATTAGAAGCGATGCTACTGACCAAGGGGTCTATTATAAAGGCACAGCGGGGAACAGAGAAGAATGGCACGTCTCTGATTCTTACTCTGTCGCTATGACAAAAGGCGGGGTAACTCAGTATACTGGTTCGGGTTATTTCAGAGCAGCGTCGAGGGGGTCAGTAGGCGCAGCAATGTTTTCTTATAGAGCCGATACGAACACAGGTGTTTATTCTCCCACAACCGACATAATAGCTTTCACGGCGGGTGGGGTAGAAGGTTTAAGGACCAGTATCACAGCCGTAGAAAGTGCGCTTCCACATAAGATGGCTCATTATGCAACAGGCTCGCTACCCGCAGCCGCAAGTTTTGAAGGGCATATCGTTTATGATTCAACTACTCAGACAATGAAATGGTCTAATGGGACCGTGTGGGCGACAATATAAAAAAGGGATAATAATGCTAAAGATAAAAAATAAATTAACAATTTTCCATGATGATAACTCAAGCTTTTCAGAATACTCTCGAGAGGCATTGGATTTTGACCGTGATACTTTTACGCTCACTCTTAGTTCTTCTACTTCTTATCTCTATGTGGGCTTTTATAAACCAATAAACGCTTTCTATAATGAGCTTGGTACAGTGAACACAAACGCAGGGACTATTGCAGGCGAATATTATAACGGCTCGTCTTGGGTAAGTATTACTAATATGTTCGATGAAACTAATTCATTTACTAGAAGTGGTTTTATTTCTTGGGACAGAGACTTGACCGACGAGACAGAGGTTTTAATTAATGGCGAGACGATGTTTTTTTATAGGTTTCGCCCAAGCGTTACAACAAGTGCCACAATCTTTAAAGGTCTCAATATTGTTTTCTCTGACGACACAGATTTAAAGAGAGAGTTTTTCGAAGCTTCTAATTTTCTACCTAGTGGGGAGAGTTCGCACATACTTACTCACGTTGCTAGTCGCGACCATATTATTCAAGTGTTAAGAAATAGCGGTTCATTTAAAACAACTTCTAGTGGGGAGAGAAAAGATATAACGGCTTTCGATATTCACGACATAGGACAAATTAAATTAGCAGCGACTTACTTAACGCTTTCTAAAATCTTTGGTGCTGTTATTGACGACCCAGATGGGCTTTATAAAATGAAATCTGAGGACTACAAAAGCGATTACTCGTTAGCAATTAAAACCCCATTTATTGATTTAGATAGAGACGACGATGGGCTTAACGATACTAGCGAAAAGGTTCAATCAAGAACACTAACGGTGACTAGGATATGAGTTCTAACCAAACATTGATTCTCGAAGCAATGGAATTAAGAATGGCGGCGCTAGATTTAGGGCGTACTAAGCTTGATTACACTTACGACTTAGAAAAAAATAGTAAACGTGGGGAAGCTAATTCTTATGGGCTTGGTGTTGGTTCTGGTGGTGAGTCACTTGGAACTAATAAGTCTTTAACATTAGACCAAGAGTTTTTTGTGGTACTTACTCAAACTTATACGCCACGCTCAGACGACGACGCCGAGAAGTTGGCGCTCACCTCTCTCTATGATGATTTAGAAGTTATCACTAGGGATTTTGCTAACACAAAAATTGGCGCTCCTGAGATTGTTCTTGTTGTTGCACAAACAGATTTAGAAGCTCCCGAGAAAATAGCAGACACAACTTTGGCTTTACGAGCTAATTTTAATATAAAACATAGAGCAACAATCAGTGGGACAGCAACATTACCCGACCCGCCTGCCGCTGGTGAAACATGGAGCGTATTAAAAGCTTATGATTTCACAGATGCTAATAATACTTTTATGACAGCACCTATTAGGGGCGTAGCAGGCGCAACAACATTCTCGGTGTCTTGTATAATAAACATCGACATGACTCAAAATCTTTCCGGTAGAAATATTTGGTATTTCTACGGAAAAGAACTTGATGCCGCAAGCGGTAAATTTAGCGGGACGTGGATTAATTCGGCTTTTACTTTCGGGGTAGGTTCTGCAACAACAACGTTTAGACCAACGAGAGCAGATAAGAATTACCATTTAGTTTTTGTATATGATGGCAACGAAGCAGGGACAGATAGAGCTAAACTTTATGTCGATGGCGTTCATCTTTTAGATGAAAGTTCTGGGACAATCCCCGCAGTAATTCCCTCAACTATTATGGATAATAATTGTCATATAGGGACGAGAGAGGGTGATTTGGTTGGTGCAAGTATGTGGGATGATAAAATTATTGAACTTAGTACGTTCTCAGATGCCTTGACTCAAGCTCAAGTGACTAATTTATATAATAGCGGTTCATACTCAGACCCGACAACTATAGGGACTTGTACACACTCTTATTGGATGGGCGACAACACTTTAGACACATCGGAATTAATTATTGATAATGTAGGCAGCGCAAATATGGGTTGTTCTAATTTTGAAACAATAGATATTGTAACTTTATAACGGAGAAAAAAATGACAATAGGAATGGTAACATCAGAATCAACAATTGCTCTCAACACAGAGTCAACAGAGGGAACGGTTGTTTCTCCCACGGCAGGCACAGATTATATTGAGGTTTTAAAAGACTCTCTAAATCTTTCTAAGACAAGAGAAGAACTTTCAAGAGACACAATGAGTGGGACGACTGAGCAGGAAGCTTCAAGAGTTGGTATCCCAGAAGTTACGGGAAGCATGGGCGTAGAGTTCAGAGCAAGCGCAACAGAGGGAGCTTACCCACAAGCCTTAGAAGTATTAACTCAATCTTTACTAGGTGGAAAAAGAACAGCAGCCACTAAGACAACAACAACTGGGAACACATCAACAGTTCTAACCTTCGCCTCACACACTTATCTTGTTGGTGACATTGTTACAGTTCAAGAGGCAGGCGCTTTTGAGTGTCGTCCAATTAGTGCAGTAACATCAACAACAATCACATTTCCTTTTGCCCTTACTAATGGCGCCCCTAGTGATGCGGTTGTTGTAAGTGCAGTATCAACTTTTTATAGTAATACTTCTAGCTCAACAACTTTCTCAGCAGAGCATAATGTTGGTGGCGAGATTAAACAAGTATGTGGCGGCTTACGTTCACAATCAATGACGTTAGAAAATTGGGGAGCAGGAACAATTCCAAGCGCCACTTTTAATATTGCAGGACTTTCTTTAGAAAGAAGTGATGCCGCCCCAGATTATGCGACAGACTTCACAGCAGACGCCTTACCACCAGTAGCTCTCGAAGCCTGTCTTTGGTTAAATGGAACTAGCGTTTCTTATACAGAGCTTGGTTTAGGAATTGAAAATGAAGTTTCTTTTATGAAAGATG